AGAACCATCCGATTCTACATTAACATCCATACTGATTTTAAATTCATTACTCTCAGGTATATATAAAGCCACCTGAGAGTTGAATCTATTTTTTATTTCTGATTCATTGACATTAAATTGAAATAAATAATCCTCCAAATCCATACCCATATCAGGTTCACCCATAACTTCACCACGATTAGTATACAATATCATTCTAATCTTATTAAGTAGAACTTCTATTGGATTAGAAGTTTCCATAATGTATGGTTTATATTTTGGATCAGTTATATCACGTAAATATATTTCTCTTAGCATAGTTAGTATATTTTATATTCAAAATTTAAGCCCTTATCTAAACAAGCTTGCCTTTTTAATTCGTTAATTTCTATATTATTAGATGCGGTATAATCAGATTTAACTTCTATTATTTTATGTTCTTCTATTAAATAAATATCAGGATAATACCTATGTTTTTTACCATCTTGAGTATTATACCATATTTTACCTATTTTTGATGATATATCACATTTTTCTATAATAATGTTTGATTCTAAACCACCAGAATTAAAATATTCATCTAAAAATTTATCCTCATATCCTTGAATTTTAACTTCTTTACCAGATGGTAGAATATAATTATACCATCTATATCCATTTTTATGACTATCTAATTGTGAACTATATTCAACACCATATTTTTTAATATGAGTTTCCTTAGATTTTTCTTTAAAATTATCAGTTTGGAATTGCCATTCACAATAATATTTTTTTAAATTAGTTTGCTTAGTATTTTCTTTTATTATATCCGATTGTAATGGATATTCTACACCATATTTATCAACCATTGTTTTTAAAGCTTTTTCTTTTACATCTTTATTTTGTATAGCATATTTAGTACCATATTTTTCAAAACATGTAGAATTTTGTTTAGACAGTTGTTCTTTATTTTGTAAATGATGTTTAGTGCCATATTTTTTTAAAGAAGTTTCTTTAGTCTTTTGTTTAAAATGTTCCGATTGAAATGGTTGCTCTGTTCCATAATTTTTTAAATGTGTTTTAACTTTTTTATTTTTAATAGAATCTAATTTTGATATATTATTAACACCATATTTTTCAAATATTGCATTTTTAGTAGCTTCAGTATTTTGTATTTTTCTACATGTATCATTACCACAAGTTTTATGGTAATTTTTACCACTAATATTATCATACATTGAAAATTTGCCAGAATATTTTAAAGGATTATTGCAAATATGACATTTTTTAATATCATAATCATTAAACCATACATGATATAATCTCTGTTCTATAGATATATCATGATAATATTCATCTAAAAATTTAGTTTTTTCTATTAATAAATATTGTAAATTATTTTTATTTAAATTTAATAATCTTAATATTTGTGATGAACCTCTACCCTTAGGAGTTAATTTGTATTTTTCAATCAATATTTCTAATAAATCTTTACTCATATGTTTTATTTTCTGTTTACTGTAACTAATTGATTTATAAAGAGTTAGTGAAATATCATGAACCAATCCGTTGTGGTTTCTGAATCTATTTGCTCTTTTATTTTATCAATTTCTGCTTCACCTTCACTTCTTATAGAAGAAAAATCTATTTGTACTCCTCCAGGTAACTGTAAACCATATGTACCTAATAATCTTGCATATGACAATTTAGCATGTGCTGTGCATAATCTTAAAAAATAGTAATCATCGAATAATCTATCAATTGGTATTTTTACATATGTTTCTAAACAAACATCACTTTTGGGATTATGACCTATTAATCTTAATTTTTTTGTATTAGCATTGAAATCATATGCTATTGTATTTAAAAAATAAGCTTTACTAAGATCAAAAAATGACATTTGTGCAGTTCGCATAACTAAATCATCACCGGTAAACGATGTTAAAAACATCTCTGATGCCATTAAACGATCTATTGAAAAATCTTTATTTACATTACCCATAGCACCAGCACCAGAAATTTCTTTTAATCCATATACAGAAACTATACAATCTGGTAATTGTAATGATCTTTGAGCACTAAATTCTGGACCACTAAAATTCTCCCTTTTTATAACAAAATATTGAGATTCTACTGCTGATGCATAATTCATATATGCCCAATTACTTTGCTGTTTTATTATTCTTTGTATTTCTCTTTCTTCTAACATAGCAGGTAACTGTCCACTAACAGTTATTTCATCTTGTATGTTTGTTATAAAATCTAATTCTGTCATTTTTATTTTTTATTTTTAAAAATTTCCATTAAAAGATCGTTTTGTTCTCTTAATTGTTGTATTATTATTTCAGTATCATGCTCTGTTTTACTATTTATTAAATAATTGTGCTCGGCTTTTATTCTATCTTTTTCTTCTTCTCTATTCTGTGACATCATAATTATTGGACCTAAAAATGCAGCTTCGAAACTTAAAACTAGATTCATTAAAATAAATGGATAAGGATCAAAATGATTATGTGTAGAAAATAAATTGTACAAAATCCATATAGTAAAAAAACAAGTTTGTCCTATTATAAATTTCCAAGAACCTATTACTTTTGCTATAAAATCTGATGCTATTTGACCAAATGTATTTACATTATCTATTATATCATTTAAGTTTCTAATCATTTATTTGGTGATTTTTTTTTAATAATATCTAATCTTCTTTGACTGTAGTACAGTCTATTAATTTTGCAAGATGACTAACATCTCCATTTCTAATGATACAGCGTGTTAATTCTCCGGAAATTTGCATACTTTTACAATCAATATAACACTCTTCTATTTCATTACCAATACCTATTGGTGTTTTATTAATTTTAGATCGTTTAACTATATTAGTTGATATAAGTTTAGAATCATTTAATTGACTATCTTCTATTGTACAATTATAGAATGTACAGTTATATACTATTCCATCAATTCTACAATTTACAAATTCGAATCCTGTTAAATCATCACAATTTGATAATATGGAATCTCTTATTTGTAATTTACCAGTTTCTCTATCATAATTAACCATACCTTCTTTCATTTTACCTTTAATAATAAGATCATACATTTTATCTCTTAAATATGACATATAAAATGTTTCTATCACACCTTCTCTACCATCTAAATCTACCATCATTGAAATCTTTGGATATGATATTATAAACCTTTTAAAATTTGATAAAGAATGTACAATTTTTTTATGCTTTTTTACTATTTCTGATAATTTAGCTTGATCTTCTTGTGTAAAATTTGGATTTTCAACAGCCTCATGTATCGTAAGACATGTATAATCCATAACATCTAGTATTGCCGTTGTTTTTCTTTCATAATCTTTACCACCTAAACATCTTAATTCTAAATAATTTTTGGATTGTTTTAAAAAATTTATTAGATAATATTTTGTACTAGGAATCAAAAATTCTCCAGAATTTATTGATTGCATATTATCATTTGAATAAAACTTATTGGCTGGATATATTTGTTTTATACTTTTCGCATACACATTATGTTTTCTATTACTAAATGATTTTAAAACGTAATTTTCATCAAATATTAAACAAAGTTTTAAAGGATTCATAGTTAAAATAGTATTTTTGGATAAAAGTTTCATATTTTTATAACCAAAATTTAAATGTAACCCTGTTTTTTCTGTAGTAAATCCGTTTTCTTTTATCCAATTATTAATTTTAATCAATTGCATTCTAGCAACTTTATAAGGAAGAGGGCCAGTAACTAATTCGTGCATTTCTGATTCTTTCGTATCTCCGCTATGGTCCGGTTCCAATTTCCATTCAGTTTCAGTTGGCTTAAAGTCACTGTGGGCTTTAACCTTTACTTGATTAAATCCCGAAACTTCTTCTGGTATAATAACTTTAACACCACATGCTTTAGCTATTGATTTTACTATATCTTTTTTTGACAATTTAGACATGAATTCGAATTCATAACCAATGGTGAATGATTCTAGTATTTCTTCTTTGGTATGTTTCATTTTATATAATTTGATTGTTTTACTTTTTCTATATATTAAATAAAAAAGCCCTACTTTATTGGTAGGGCTTTTTTAAGTCTTTTAAAAAATTATTCTGTTTTTTTAAATGGTAATTTTAAAAATATTTTATTAGTTTCACAATCTACTTTTGATATGTAAAAATCCATATTATCGCCAATGTTAAATTCAGTTGCTACATTTATATTATTTTTATGTATCATTCCAGTAAAAGAATTTTCTTTATATGTAAATCTAACAAAAGTACCAACTTGTTTAATTGCACTTATACATCCATTTTGCACAGTTCCTTCACAATCATTTGCAAAATCTTTTATACTAACATGTTCTATATTATTTTTCTCTGTTAATATAATCCTATCGCCTTTTGATATTTCTTTAATATAAAATGTTATATAATCACCACTTCTAAATTCATTATTTTTAAATTTAGATAATGTATCTTCTATCATTTCACTGGTATGTAAAAGTCCTGTTAAAATATCATTAAATTCTAAGAAAATACCAAATTTTGCATAACCTGTAATTTTACCAGAATATTCTCTATTTAAATCTAACTCTTTAATTTTTTCAGGTAATATATGTTTAATATATTTTTTATTAGACACAATAAATGTATCACCTTCTTTTAGATAATCTTCAAACATAACTGGTATTTCTTTGCCTATAAGTTCATCAAAATTTGTAACAATATTTGCAGCGGCTAAACTACCAGGTAAAAATGCATCAACTCCACCAATATCAACCAAGAAACCACCGTTATTTTTTTCTTTAATTTTTGCATAATAAATCTTATCGGTATCCTTTTGATTAATAAAATCAAACCTTTTACCATCAAAATAAGCATCAGATAAAGAACCAAGAATATTAGTTGTATCAACAGAAACGGATACATAAACATCATTTTCAGTAAACCATTTTTTACCTTCATCACTATTTATCCATAATTCTAATTGTTCATAATCTGAAAAAACAATATCATTTAAATTAAAAAATCTTTTTTCTTTTTTTAAAATACATGGTACTGTTACACCATTTTCACCAATAACATTAAATCTACCATCTTTACATTCGGTTATATTATTTACTTTAAATAAATCACCATTAAAAACATCCTTTTTAACGAATCCATAATTATACCATCCATCCATTATTGTAGTATCAAATTGGTATTCATCAAAATTAATTTTATCCAAAACATCTCGGATATTCATATTACTCATTTATTATCCTACTAAAAAATTGAAAAATTGTTTTTTTATATATTCTTTTTTAAAATATTATAATGCAATATCTACTGTGGTACTGCAAGTTGGTTGCATAAATGAATTTACTAATGATGTTGCAGCACCAGGTGTTGTTGGTACTTTGGCATCAATCATGGCTGCTAATCCATTTAAAAGTGAAAAAAGTGGTTCACATCTAGTAGCCGACATAAATCCCCCTGGACCTAATCTGGTATCTGGTGAATCTAAATGTATCATTGGACTTTCTTCTATTATATCAGTTGTACTTGTTATTTTTATATGACCATCAATAAATGTTTGTACGGATGGTCCTCCAACATGATTAATAGTTATATGTTTATCTTTATCAATTCGCATAAATGAAGATTTATGCCAAATCAATAAACCACCATTCTGTGTGTATATTATTTTCATATCTTCGTCTTCATCATACGTTACAACTTGGCAATTAACATAACTTTCTTTTATTTCACCTTGCATTTTTTTATTCAAATTTTGAATAACTTTATATTCTGGTGAATAATAATCTCCATTTTGAAATATAACACGAACAAGTGTACCAACCTTTGGATAAGAAAATGACCCAGATCCACCATCATCACCAGTTTTAGAAAATACTGAGCTGTATGATGGAAATGCCCATGGTAAATCTTCATCTGTTATTTCATCAAATTTTTCAAAAACTCTGACTTTACATCTACCCATAAATAATTCATCAGAAGTATTAACAATTATACCTAACCATTCTGTACCTATTAATTCTTCTTGAAATTTATTTTTATGATTATTTTTTTCTGTTTGTAATAATTTATACATTTTTAATAATCCTGTGATATTTTACTATTGGGTTTAGCACCATCTAATGGATCTTGAGTTATATTAGTGGATGGTTTAGCTCCCTCTAATGGATTCTGAGTTATATTAGTAGATGGTTTAGCACCCTCTAATGGATTCTGAGTTATATTAGTAGATGGTTTAGCACCCTCTAATGGATTCTGAGTTATATTAGTAGATGGTTTAGCACCCTCTAATGGATCTTGTATTATTTTAGAAGAAGTTACTTGTATATTCGAGTCATATATATTTTTATTCGCTATATCAGTTAAATGTGGTGTTTCTGTATAACCAATATTTTCTGTACTTATATTTTTATAAATATCAACTTTTTTATCGTTTATACTATTAGGTGTTGTCTGTTTAGTAGTAATACCTTCTAATGGATCTTGTGTAATATTTTTATCATTTTTAACTTTATTATTTTCTAAAATATTATTATTTGATATGGTTATATTAGAATTAGGTTTATTATCAAAAACTTTATGTGTACTTATAGTTTCATTTTTAATTATACCAGTTAATTCTATAGTATTTATATCTTTTCCTGTCAATGGTATAGAACCTTTTAATTCTGTATTATTAATAGAATTATTAGAAACATTACTATTGAATGATATTTGAGTTATTTTTGTTTCAGGTTTAAAACCTTCCAATTTTATTTCTCCTATTGTAGTTTTCTTATCTGCCCCAACTAAATTTATATTATCTAATTTTTTATCATTCTTTTTAATATCATTAAATGTTAATTCTGATATAGAAGTATTAGATTTTTTACCTTCTAATTTAAATGCACTAATTTCATCCGCACCTTTTTTACCAGCAGAATCAAATGATATTTGAGTTATTTTAGAATTACTATTTGAACCAACAAGTTTAGATTGTATTATTTTAGTGTTTGGCGTAGAGCCAGTTAGTTCATTTTTACTTATTTGAGTTTTTGTACTTTTATTCTCAAAATTAATATTGCCAAGTGTTGATGAATCCTTTGGAGAAGTACCAGTTAATTCAAAACTTGTTATTTTTGTGTTACTTTTTTGACCTTCTAATTTCATATTTGTTATAGATATGGTTGGTTCTACACCACTTAATTCTATAGGGGTAATCTCTGTTTTAATATCAACATTTTCAAATTTTATAGGTGTTATTTCTGTTTTTACTGGTGGTGATTCTAAAGTTATTTTTGTTATTTTAGTGTTCGATTCAGAACCTTCCAATTTAATATCAGTTATATCCGAACTACCTAATGCTTTACTTACTGTTAATTCTATTGGAGTTATTTTTGTTTCCGGTTTAGAACCTTCTAATTTAATTGGTGTTATATCTTCAATAACATTTGGCGCAATTAAATCTATTTTTTCTATTTTTGAATCATTTTTTAATAAATCAAAATCCATTTTACCAATACTATTAACAGAATCACTAGAAACACCTTCTAGTTTAATTGGAGTTATTGTGGAACCATTTTCTTTTATTTCCATATCAACTTTACCAATATTTTTAGAATCATTTTTATCAACACCAATTAATTCTATTTTAGTTATTTTATTATCAGTTTTCGCGCCTTCTATTTTTATTGGTGTTATCTTAGAATTAGGTTGTACACCTTCTATTTTTATTGGTGTTATCTTAGAATTGGGTTGTACACCTTCTATTTTTATTGGTGTTATCTTAGAATTGGGTTGTACACCTTCTATTTTTATTGGTGTTATTTTATTATCAGGTTTCGCACCCTCTAATGGATTCTGAGTTATATTAGTAGATGGTTTAGCGCCTTCTAATGGATCTGGTGTTATACCAACCATTGGTTGAGCACCTTCTAATGGATCTGGTGTTATACCAACCATTGGTTGAGCACCTTCTAATGGATCTGGTGTTATATCCTTTAAAGGTGGTGTACCTTCTAAAATTATCGGATGAGGACCTTTCATTGGTTGAGCACCTTCTAATGGATCTGGTGTTATATCCTTTAAAGGTGGTGTACCTTCTAAAATTATCGGATGAGGACCTTTCATTGGTTGAGCACCTTCTAATGGATCAGGTGTTATACCAACCATTGGTTGAGCACCTTCTAATGGATCTGGTGTTATACCAACCATTGGTTGAGCACCTTCTAA